ATCTCGACGAGCAATCGGGTAGAGCATCGTGGTGCGACGAAGCGAATGCTCCCAGATCGCCCGCTGCAACGGGTCGTCATACCGCGCCTGGTAAAACCGCTCGTCTCTCAGCAAGGCAGCCTCCAAATGGCGATACTTTCGGCCGGTGTCGCGCGGACGCCGCCGGGATGAATGCAGGCCCACAGAGGCCCGAAACGGATAGCCCCGATCAGCGCGTCGGCTTGCTCGTCGTAAGTGGCGCCGGTCGTGGCCTTGATGAGCCCAATATCGCCTGTCTCGGCATGCTGGACGCGTTTTGCGCCAATCCGGGCCAGATGATGGCTCATGAACTCGAACTCGCCTCCATGAGCCTCCATGATGGCGTGCGCTTCTTCGCGCGTTCGGTATTCCCCGCGAAGTTCTGCGGCCGGATCGACGCCGATGCTCTCAAATGCCCACCGGGCCGGGAACGTCATGCAGTCTTCGCCGCCTACCCCGCCCCACCTGAAGCGGTGCGGGAGCGCAAGAAACTCGTGAATGTTCATGGTGACTTTCAGCTAAGTAGTGGCCACTTGGGCTGGATGCCCTTTGCCATGCGACCGGTTTCCTTGCAGAAGTCATCGGTCGGATAGAGCGACTTCTGCATCGCATCGGACCAAAGCACCTTGGCCGCGCGCGAGCGGGTGTTTTCACCGGCAACAGTGGCGAGGCTGATCGAGATTGACTGCATCTCCCCGGCGCGAGCAGGCGACCGAAGCTCTTTCAGATGCGATGCAACGCCTGTCCAGATCGGGATGATCTGGGTCATCGGCTGGTAGTATTGGTCCAGCGTGGTCATGCCGACTTGGACTAGCGCGCCGCGCACCGGCGGCAAGCTGTCGATCATCTTCGCACCGGTGGCCGGGTCGATACCGGACAGGGTGAAGTCGATCGCGGCCGAACTGCCGTTGACCAGCGTCTGCAGCGCCGGGATGCCGTTGAGCCTCCCGCCACCCAGGTAGGTCGTGCCCGTTGGATCGATGCTGTCGAACCCGATCGGGATGTCGTTGACGCCGAAATAGAGATGCAGCGCCGGATCGGTATCGACGCGAAGGAAGACGGCCAATTGGCTATCCGTCCGCAAGGCCTCAATGACCGCCGGCGGGACATACTCTGCTGAATACGCCATCTCAGAAAGCCTCAGAGAAGCTCACGGAGGGGCGGCTTGAGTAAAACCCCTCATAGCCCCAAGGAATGGTCTGTCCCCGCGCTTGCTTCATCACACAGCGCGGGCGAGCCAACTCGATACGATCGCCGACAGAGACCGCCTCACGAAGCGGGGGCTGGATGGCGATGCGCGATACCGGGTTCGTCTCGTCCGTCTGATCGAGCAGTTCCCATGACCGGTAGAGGCGCCAGCCTTTGGTCGGATGATAGATCGAGAAGAAGTCCGACCACCGGAACACCTTACGAGCACCGCCATAGACGCGAACGCGAAGGATGCCACTGTTCTCCATCGCGACAACCTCGCCATAGACTGTGGCCTGCGAATAGCCGGAGCCATCCGTGAACAATGACCCATCCGAATGCGGGATGCCCTTGATGATCGGACGCACCGCGCCGTTGATGACAGGGAAAGCCCCGACCTTGTCGTTGACCAGAGGCACGACGATGTTCCGGAACCCGCCATTGAGGCGAGCCCCAAGCCACGATATGACCTCGTAGCGCTCGTCTGGGCCTTCCAGCACCATTCCCTCGATCATAGCCGTCCACATGCCACCGCCAGAGGTTTCGATGCTGGTGGACTCGCCGACCCCATTCACACCGCCGTCAACCTCATTACCCACCGTATCGAAGCTGATCCGCGTCGGACGCAGGAAGTCGATCGGGAAATCCGGCTGACCGATAAGTGCACCCATGATCAGCCAACCCTCGATGCGTATTTCTTCTGGTTGTCACCGAAGCCACCGTTGATCTGGCCTTCGTTGTACTGGTAGACAGCCTCCTGCGCGCCCTGACGCGCAAGCTCGCGGATGTGGTTGTCACCGCTTCCGCCTTGGACGTAGACGTTCAGCTGCGGGCGCTGGTTGCCGCCCTGCCCGCCCGAACCCTTCATCATCTCCGCAGACTTGTTGGTGTTGAACACCTGCGCGCCTTGCGGAAGGTTGACGAGTTCGGGGCCGCGTTCGCCGACGATCGCCATGCCGCCGGGGGCATAGTTCGTGCCGTCTGCGAAGAGGCCTGTCATCGGGGTGTATTTGGCGATATCCGCAGAGCTGAGACCACCACCGAAGAGGCTACCGAGCCACCCACCGAAACCACCACCGCCGCCGGTCTGCCCGGGTGCAGCAGGTGCAGCAGGGAACGCGCTGGTTAGCGACTTCCCCATCTTGTCGAGGCCGGAACCGAAGCCGCCAAGGTTGACGGTCGCTTCCTTCGATGCAGCGGCAAGGTTATTGACCGCATCGACAGAGGTATCCGCGCCGCCACCGCCGCCGAACTTCGAGAACGCGGATTCAGCACCGGCATACCGGCCGCTGAAGTTGTGCGCACCTTCCGGGTTGCTCCAAGAGAAGCCACGTGGGCGCTCGAAACCTGCGAACGCGGCTGTCGCCTCTCTGGTGGACTTGGCGGAAGTTAGCGCCTGCCAAGCCTTGTTCTCGGGCCCCATCAGCTCGCTGTAGGCGAACTCGTGCTGGGCAAGCGGGTTGTTCTTCCAGTCTGCCCCGACTGCGCCCAGCATCTTCGGAGCGCGATCGTTCCACTGGTAAAGACCCTTTGCCGCGCCAGCGTCACCGATAGCGCTTGGATTGAAGGCGCTCTCAGCTTTGATGTTGCCAAGGATACCGGCAACCTGATGATCCGGGAGGCCTTTACTCTTCCAGAAGTTCCAAGCGAGTGAATCGCCCGAACCGGTCACTGCGCCAAGAGGCGCGCTCGTGACCGGCATGATCTTGCCGAGACCGGAGAACGCCCCAGAGGTATTGTCGTTTGCAGCCTTGCCGCTTACCGCCGCGGCGACAGAACCCACGAGCCCGCCGGCAGATCCGCCAGATCCTTTGCCGCCGGTGATCAGGTCGGCGAAGATGTTGCTCGCGCTGTCGAAGAACTTCTCCCAGAGCTTTGTAGCCTGGTTGTCGATCGCGGACTGAAAGCCCTTGAGGAAGGACTGCCCGATATCATGGCTGCCCGATACAAGCTCATTGCTGAAAGCCGAGCCGAAGCCCTTCGCCATCTCCTTGGCCTGCTGCCAATCATACTGCTGCCCGATAGCGGAGGCATTGGCGCCCTGCATGTCTTCGGGAAGGCCATACTGGCGCAGCGTCGTGCTGATTTGCCGGTCGCGCGGCGACAAGCGGGCGTCCGACGCTTGCTGCTTCATCTCGAACGTGAACTTCGACTGGTTGTACTGATCGGTAAGCTGCCCGAGAGCGGCCGCGCGTTCCTTGATCAGGTCGAGTTCTTTCTGATCGACATCGAGCCCCTGCCGCGCAGCTTCCATGCGCAGCGCCGAGGTGAGTTCGTATTCCTTGCGCAGAGCTGTGGCAGCACCGCCAGTCTTGCCGATCAGGTCGATTTCGGTCTGCTGATCCTGGAGCGTCTTCTCCAAGCTCATGGCGCGATCGCGGCGGGCATCGGAAAGCTGTTTTTCAGCCTGCGTCAGAGCCAGAATGCCGGCCTGCTCAATGCGGATGCGACGAGCGGACGCGCCCTCGTCGTTGTTGTACTGGGCGGCAGCCGAAGCACGGGCAGCCGCCGCACGCTCCTGCGGGGTGCGAGCATTGACGCCGGCAATCTGTGCATCAAAGCCTTGCTGCTGACGCTGTGCGGCTACGCGCTGCTGGGACTCGTATATGGCATACTTGCCCATATCGGCCTGGTTGGAGGGCCCCTGCGATAAGAGCATCCCGCCTGGGCCGCGATCGTTGAAGATCGCCCGCTGGACGCGCTCCATCTCCTCGAGCGCTTTGGTGCCCTGGCGATACTGCTCGACAAGAAGCGCGAGTTCGTCAGCCTTCTTGGCGAAGCTCGGGTCAAGAGCCGCCGCCTTGTAGAGGCTGTCATAGAACGCGTCGAAATCTGGCTTACCTGCCTTAGCCTCGCCGCGAAGCTTCCGGAGCGCCGCCTCGATCGGCTCATAGGTGCTATCGACGGATAGATCGTTGCCGCCGGCCGTGCCGCCACGGTTGCGGCGGAGGATCGAGCCTGTCTGGTCGAAGACGTCATACTGCGCGCGATTGGTGGCGCTGCGAAGCGCACGCACATCCGAAGAGGACTGGAAGCCAAGAACGTTTGACGTTTCGGACGCAAACCCGCGGGCCTTCTCGGTCAGAGAGCCATAACGGTCGTCGATCTGCTTCAGCAGACCCTCATGGGTCTTCAGCACATCGTCGAGCTTCTTCGTCTCGGTCGAAGCCGTTGCAAGACCGACGCCATACTGTATTGCAGCAGCCGCGGTTGCCGTCAGGCCGATGGCTACCAGCGACATGGGGCTGACGATCGCAGCAAGGCCACCAGCGAGGCTGGTAAGCGCCTGCTTGGTAGATTGCCCCGCGAATGCCTGAGCGAGCTGTGGGCCCTGCTGGATGGCAACCGTCGCCGGGTTCATAAATGCCGCGGTGGTGCCGATATCGAAGAACTGAGCCGCGATGTTGCCGACGTTGCCCTGGCTGCCGTTGCTCCCCGGCGCGCGAGGCGCGTTCGGCTGGCTCGGCATAGGCGTATTGCGCAGCTTAGCCATCTCAGCGTTCAAGGACGCGATTGCAGCCTTCTGCTTGTCGATCATAGCCAGCGAACCGGCCTGAGCAGCGTCAGCCTTCTTCTGAGCCGCCGTGACAGCGTTCAGGGATGCCTCAAGCTGCTTGTATGCCGTGCTGGCTTCGACTGCAGACTTGTCGAGGACAGAGTTCGCCTTTGCCGCGCGGGTGGCTGCCGACGACATCATGTCCAGACGCTTGTCGATCGAGGACGCGATGCCCTCAAGGCGCCCGAGCGAGCCAATGATCTTGTCGAGCGAAGGCGTAAGGTCAGCGAAACCACGCGACATGCGAACGCCAGCACCGCCGACCTTCGTTGCGGCCTGTTCTGCTCGAGCAGCAGACGAAGTGAGTTTGTCGAGATCTGCGGCCGCACCAGCTGCCTGGCTGGAATCAATCGCAAATCCGAGTTGGCTAACTGTCACGGGCTTTACCTTCGATTGCGGCGGTGGTTATCTCCCCGCAAAGGACGCGGAGGACGACATGAAAACTTTGATTATTGTTCTGATGGTCGCGTCGATCGCTGCGTCGAGCGAAGCGCAGCAGATCATGGACCAAGGGGTAACAGGTAAGGATAGCCTCGCTCAGGAGATGTCCGACGCGCTTATCGGGAAGACATCCGACCCCTACTCGGCGCAGTTCGCCAAGCTGAACATCAAAGACGACGAGGTCTGCGGGCTGGTGAACCTTAAGAACCAGAACGGCGGGTATATTGGGTTCCAGCCGTTCCTATTTTCTCAAGGGCAGATGTTCCTGAACCAGACGACCCCTTGCCGCTAATTCAGAAGCTTCCCGTCTCGGCTGAACTTCTTACGCTTGCCCGGGAAGAGGTAGGCCATGGACTTGGACGTCAGGGGTTGGCCTGAGATCGTGTCCGGTTCCTTCCCATCCGCAGGCGCATCCTTCTTCTCGAAGTAAACCCGCATCCTGGTCGCATCCATTTTCTCGATCGCGTCCAGATGCCATGGCTGTGGGTGCATCCTGCGAATGCGGAACCATGCCTCGATCTGCGACGGCTGCAGAGGGTTGATGCCGTAGCCTGTGCCCTCACGAGTGCGGTCAAGCCGCCAGAACCAATCCCAGACGTGGCGCCCCGCAATTGGTATGCGAGGACGCTTGCTGTTGAGCTGATCTCGCAAAGCCTTTTCGAGCTTTCGGATCAGCTTTTGATAAAAGCCCCGCGGCGGTCTGCCTTGAACCGGACTTGGGCTTCGATGATCGGGTACTTCGTGAGAATTCTTATTGCGTTCTCTTCAGAGTACGTCAGGCGGTCCGGGCCAATCGGCTTGCTCCAACCCTTCGACACCTTCGCCAGATAGATGATCTGCCGGCGGCGCTGGGCTTCAGGGCTGTCGATATCGGTGTTGCCTTCCTTGGCAGCCTCAACCTCGATCAACGCCTGAAGGTCACGGGACGCCTGCTGGGCGCGTGTGCTGTCTGGCCCGCAGACGTACCAGAGCAACCCGGTAGGCTTGTTGTCGGGCCCGACGATGGCAACCTCGATGCCCTCTTCCTGCAGCGACAGATTTTCATCAAACGCCGATAGGTCGAAGAAGTCGTTTGCGTTCTCTTTCGCCACCATGATCAGGCCACGTCCGCATCGACGAAGACAGACGCCGAGTTGATTTCGAAGGAGGTGTTGAGCATCTGCGTGGTATTGGCACCGCCGCCAGCTTCGGACGCGCTCTGGATGAGGGCGTAGAAGTATTCGACGGTAGGCGTCGAGCCAACGCCGGGAGGTGCATCATTGTACGTGATGCGGATCTTGTAATTGTAGTTCGTCTTGGCAGCTGCGCGAACGGCGATCTGGCCCGGATCATCCCGGATGATACCGAAGTTATTCTGCATGGAGCCGCCATTCGTGGTGCCGCCCATCTTGTAGTCGCGCGAACGGCTGATCAGCTGCTCGGTAATCAGTGTCCGGGCATCGCCATGAGCGCCCATGGTCTGCCAGTTTTTGATTTCGACGTAGGTGACGCCTGTAGTGAACTCGGTCAGGCCGATATCTTCGTCGTCGGGCACATCGTTCACGGCCGGGCCGATTGCGATATGGCACCCTGCTACGGGGGTCATTAGGGCCATGATGGCATTCCTTTCATGGAAGCGCTTGCCGAAGGCGCGATGAACGGCAGGCCATTAGGCCGGAACTGATGGGTAGGACCGCCAGAAAGCGGTCACAGGGATCTGATGGTGGGTCTCGGGTGTCATGAGGTTCGCAAGTGCTGGGTCCTGATCGAACCGAACCTGCACGGGATCACGATAGAGCTTGGTGCCGCGCTTGAAGGCGGCTCGGACAAGGCCCGCGACCTCGTAAACGTCGACGACCGCCCTGCCCTTTGGCAGCATGACGTTACCGCGGACAAAGCCTTGCCTGATCGGGTCCATCTCAAGCGAGAGATCGGTCTCGATCGAGGTGTTAAAGTGGATCTCGAACGAGACGAAGCGGCTTGTCGCGGTCGGCGTGTAGCTCACGCCTGGCAGCGCCTTCTCCCAGCCTGTCGGCAAGGCGATTGCCTG